TTAGGCGGAACGAAACAACTGGGTAAACCGTCCCGGCAGTGGTCAGCGTTTTCGGGGTTGTGATGGGAGTTCCGGCGGATAGCTGCGCCCCACGCAGTTCATAACCACCCTCAGAGATTACCGTCGAGCAGACCTGTTTGAGCGTGCTGGCTCCGGTCGTCGCGGCCACGTTGGTCATCTCGTATCGCAGTGGAAGTGAAGCCGTGGTGATGTAGGTGGTGTTGACCAGATTGGCGTGGTCAAAGTTGTGGCACGGGACAAATGACCCGTTGATGATGAACCCCGTACGGACAGTGCCAAGACCCAGCCACTCAATGTCAAGGTACAGAATCTGCGCCTTGGAGGAGTCAAGCGTCAAACCAGACGGGCCGGTGCCATCCAACGGGTCTTGGTTCCAGTCAGCCTGCGCCACACGGGTGTTAATCGGAGCGCCTGTCACGCTACTGCGCTCGACCATGTAGTTGGTCGTCCCATCGCGCTCAAAGTAGATGCCGTTGGCAGCGCCGTAGTAGCCAACGCGTTGACGCAAGTTGGCCTTGGCAGTGCCCAGCACAAACGTGTTCATCACCAATAGACTCTTACCCGGCTGATAGGAAAAGACTTTGGTGGTTTCGCGGATGATCTGATCACCGCTGGCAGAACCAACAGTCAGATTGATCAATCCTTCATCTGCGCTGAACGTGGCAGCTGCGGTGCCGGTGATGCTGTTGACCCACAGGTTGTTGTCCGCGTAGCGGTGGGAGGAGTCAAACAAGGTCAGAGGGTTGCTGACCCGCAGGCGCCCGAAAGCATCTAGATTGGTTCCTCCAAGTGAGACAGGTACTGGCAGTCCGCTCATATCCATGCTTCCTCCCCCATCTCCGTACCAGGCGTATAACGAGTCTTTGTCCTCGGTAACGGCCGGAGAGTAGGTGTTATTGAGTTGAAAAATGATCTGCTCAAGCGAGCGCACCAGCTGGTTGAACTGCGCGGGGTCGTACCCAGACGGCGACGCGTTGGGCAGTCGGACGTTGGTAATCTTGCTCATCGTGTGCCGTCCGGCTGGATGTCAACGCGCATAGTGCCAAAGCGCCACCAACTGCCAAGGTCCTCGCTGACGATGCGCAGTTGAATTTGGCGGCCTCGCGCGCGCGTGTCCACCTTCTCCGTGGTAGGCGTGATGGTGTAGGGGTCCAATGAGCTAGGCGTCGCCGTTGCCTGGGGATAAAGCCGCAGACGCAACTGCACGTCCAGGTTGCCCTGTTGGTTTTTGAAGTCGGGGATGAACCGCTTCATAAACAGCACCTGATCGCCGTCCCCGATATCAAAGTAGCCCGAGTAAACATAGGCCACGATAGGCTCGCCATTGGCGTCAACCCCATCCTCCTGGCTGTAGAGCACCGATCGGCCTGCTGTCAGGCCGTAGATGGTGGTCAGCGTAGCCTCGGTAGAGTTGGGGTCGTACTTGGTCGCCATGGGCTTGTCAAACGTCCCAATGTCAGCCCAGGCCGTGCGGTCCATTGTTCCCACAGACCAGACGTTCTCCAGGTAGTTGTACGTGACAAACCGGTTGACGTAGTCGCTGTTTAGAGTCGGATAAAACCAGGTGACTTCGTTGAACTGGGTGTTGATGGCCGCATTGACGGACGCCGCCTGAACAATGTTCAGGTCCTCAAAGACAAAGTCCTGCACCGTGCAAGGCAGCTTTTTGACGGTACCGTCGAAGACGAAGAACGCATCCTTGCTCATCCAATACGCTACGCCATTGACGTCCACAGAGGCGTGCGGGCCGATGATGCCGCAGTTCGCACCAAGCTGTTGAAAGCCGAAGGTGTAGGGGGGACCTACGTACTGTTGGCCATGAAGGGCGGTATCAGTCCAGATTAAAATCTGACCCCGCGATCGCAGCGCCGAGATAATCTCGTTACCGTCCGTCAGTCTTTGTCCGCCAGCCGTGTTGGTTGCTGTGGCAACAAAGTCCCCGATGTTTTCCTGGCTGGAAAACCGAACGTACATAGGGTCCTGGCTGGTCGGGTCTCCAAGAACAGACTCAGTTCCCAGACACACAAGGTGCCTATCCGGCGTAGAGATAACAGCAAATTTGCTCTTGGTCGGAGCGCCTGCGATCAACGTCGCACGAGTGCTGATGCCGCTAGACGGGTCCCATTGATAGACGCTGCCGTCAATAAGCTGAAGAATCAGGTTCTGCCCATAGTTGTCAAACTTCCAAGTTTGGGCAAAGAGCTTGAGCGACACTGAGGCGGGGCGAGCCGTACCCCAAGTGCTAAACCCCCAAGTGCCTGTGCCCCACCCAAAGTCCAGAAAGCTTTTGTCTGAGCCCACGTTAATCTGAAGCGCAGCGGTTCCTGTCCCAGCAGCTACAACCGTTGAAGTTGCTGCAGTTGGGGACAGGACGCTAAACTGGTTTGCGCTGAAGACTTCCTGTATCTGAAACTCGTTGTTGAGGCTGGCATTGGGGACTCCCCCGGGGTCGCCTGTTACCGAACTCAAAGTGACGAAGTCGCCTTCAATCGCACCATGCGCCGTGCAGTTAACGCGGACCACAGCAGACCCATTAGTCGTAGTAAACGTGGCTGCCCCAGTTTTCCGAATTGGAGTGATGTCTGCCCAAACACCGCCATAGAACGCATAGACCTTACGGTTCGTCCCGAGCGCAACATACGGCGCGCCATCCAGCGCATTCCACGCGTAGATGTCGCTGACCATGCCAACGAAGTACGGAAGAATCCCGTCAAAGGGGGTCCAACCGCCAAGCTTCTCGGGGAGCCCATAGCGGAAGCGAATGTAGTCAGAGTCAACCCAGCCGCCTTCCGCACCATACTCGGTGTTCTGCTTGTCGACGCCAGGCTTCAAAAACAGTCGAAGCAGTGGCATGGTCAGCCTTTCCGCGCTGCACGCATGTTGTCCACCAGGTTGGGATAAGGCCGTCCCGCTGCTTTAGCCATTTTCTTGGCGGATGCCTTCTTGGTAGGGCTGAGCGCCTTTGGCTTGCCAAGGCTTTTGGGGCGCTTGGTTTCCCACACTGGCTTGCTTTTCATAACACTCTCCATTTGTGCTTTACGATAGGAACAAGGCCCGCTCTGCCTTGCGGCGCTTGTCAAGGCCTGGCAGGACCTTCCCGGCCGCCTTGTTCCACAAGAGGAAGGCGTCTGCCGCTTCCTCCCATTCTCCGCGATTTGCTCTGATTCGGATACTGCTACGCTGCAGGTTCCCGGCCCCTACATTGAAGGCAAAAGAGACCAAAGCATCAAAGCTGCCTTGGCGGCCAGCACTGCCGGGAACAAGTCGAAGAACACCGCGTTCAAAAGACGCGACGTCCACCGCGAACAGGTCATCAATCTCTTGCTTGGTCCAGACACGGTTGTCCTCCGGCCGCAACGGGTAGTCCTTGCGCAGCATGCCCTCGTATCCAGGGGCCCGGACCACTGGATGCTTGATCTGATCTTGGTACAGAACATGGCCATAGCCGATCGTCCACATGTGCGCGGGGCACAAATATGGACGACTCCGACACCCCTCATACTGGTGCATCAGATCAGCGCCGGCCTTGCTCAGCTTCACTTTTTGCTCCACTGGCGAGAGCCAAACCAAAATCCGATGATCCCGCCAAGCATCGCCATCTCGTCGCTAGAAAAAATCAAGTCAGAGTACTTGATGATGTCGTCGATGCTGGTGATCAGGTCGGGGTGGTTCCAGAGATAGACCGCCATGAAGCCGTTGATCAAAATAAGCTCTAGCACGAAAAGATAGGTGACCGTGGGACGCACCGTCCCGACATAGTTGGCCACCCACTGGCTCGCTTTTTCCAAGACCTTCTCGTCATGCTTTAGCGCCGCCTCAGTCATCTGCGCCTCGGTCTGCATTGCGACCTGGTCGGTGCGAATCTCCTCGATGCGCTGCTGGGCCGCAAAGCCCTGCGCGGCCATGGCTAGCTCTCGCTCGTTTTGCATGCGGGCAAGCGCTAGTTCGTGTTTTTGATCAGCCTTGTTCTGGAAGAACTCCAGCAGTTTGGGCAGGCCGCTGATCAGCAGGCCGCCAAGGGTAGAAATGAGTGACAGCATCAAATCACCTCTTAGCAGGGGCCGTGGGCCACGTGACGTTCTGCGGGAAGCCCGGTTGCGTGGTGACATCGCGCAACAGCTGACGGTACTGGGTCCACGCCTCAAGGCCCTCGGTCTCAAGCTGTGCATCCGCCAATTGCGTCCAGTCTGAAGCAGCCAGGAGCGCGTTGCGCTGCGCACGGGCACTGTCGCTTGTCACGACGGGCACTGGCTCAGGCTTCACGGTTGGCGGAGCGACCTGTAGGCCATAGTGCGCCAGGAGGTCTTCGGACAAGGTGGCAGGAAAGCTGGTGTTGGGGTTATCGGCCCTCAGCTGGTCCATGGAGTACGGCTGCAGCGCGCCGTCAATCATCTTCAAAAACATGTGGGCTCCTTATAGGGTGATGGGGACGCGCAGGCGCAGCGTCATCGTAAAACACGTTGAAGTACTTGCCACAGGGACGGTAGCCGTCGCGAAGGAAACACTGGGGCCGTTACTGTCAAAAGCGGCCGATTCGTTGCTGGCATCAACGTAGTTGGCCACAAGGTTTGAAATTCCCGATGGAGGGGTTTCAATAGCCAGAGTGCCTAGGTTTGACCCCACAAAGCCAAGTGTCCACGCCAACGATGACCAATACAGGTTTTCTGGGTAAATAATGGTCGTGGTCACGTTATTGTTAGCCTGCACATAGGTGCTGGTCAAATCAGTCGTGTACGCCCCTCGATAGATCACAAAAATTGCTGCGGTAGCATTGGTCCATGTGCCGCTAGTCTCAGACCCACTCTGTGCAATTTTGTATCCAAGGCGACAGGACGCCGCTCCTGAAAGAGAGCCTGTTCGTGCCGTTAGCGAGGTCCATCCAGAAGGCTGTGTAGGTAGCGTAGTGCTGCCATCTCGAAACACGAACGCCAGGATGAGGTCCCCAGCCTGGTGTGCTGGAAGCGTGGCGCTGTTCACCCCCGTTGCCGATCCAATACGTGTAATAGAGGACGCCGGAGAATACGCGGGGCATGCTCCCCAGGTTGGAGAAGTAAATGCGCCTGCGCCAGAGCGGAAAATAGGGGGCTCGGCAATGATGGTCCCAACGCACCAGCCAGAAAGATTTTGCGTAAAAGCGCTTGCAGAAGCAAACATGTTGTTCATGTTTGTCACGTTAATCGTGTTCCAACTAGACAACGACTGATTAAAAGAACTCGCCCCCTCAAAGAGGGCTTCCATATTTGTCACGTTAAAGGTATCAAACGTATTTATTGCCTGATTAAATGACGAGGCACTTTGGAACATGCCCGACATGTTCGTGACGTTGGCTGTGTTAAAACTGCTAAGAGACTTGTTAAAAGCAGAAGCCCCGCCAAACATGTACGACATGCTTGTGACGTTAGCTGTATTAAAACCACTTAGTGACTGGTCAAATAACTCACAATTAGCAAACATGAGAGTCATGTTCGTCACGTTGGCAGTGTTAAAACTGCTCACGGACTGATTGAACGCACTGCAGTCAAAAAACATGCCGCTCATGTCCGTCACGTTGGCAGTGCTAAAACTGCTGACAGACTGGTTGAATACGCTGCAGCCATAGAACATGTAGGACATGTCCGTGACATTGGAGGTGTTGAACCGCGCTACCGACTGGTTCAGCGAGGAGCAGCCGTAGAACATCTCCTTCGTGCTTGTCACCGTCGAAGGCAGCGCATCCGGTATGGCAACCAGGTTGGAGCAGTTGTAGAACTTCATGGAAGAGAAGAAGTTCCCGTAGTTACTGCATGCAATAACCGCCTCTGCTACGCCTGCCGTAGCATAATTTGTGACCCAAGACGTAGCCGCAATGAGCTTGGCATCCCCAAGGATGCGCACGACATACGTGCCATTGGAGGCATACGTGTGTGTCGTGCTTATTGGAGTGCTCGCCGGCGATACCGCGTAGCCATCGATCCGACTGGTAGCCGTCCCATCCCCCCAGTCCACCACTGCATTGACACCACTGGTGGTGAAGCCAAACACCTGCGGGGCAGACGTTATGCTGACGGTGATGACAAAACTCTGGTCACCACCTTGCGCCGCCATCAGGATGTCATGGGTGCTCATTTCATGTCCTTGCCCAGCACAAAGCCGTTCCAGATGGTCCCGGCGTTGTAGGTAAAGAATCCCAACACATCCCGCCCACTGACCGTCAAGGATGGCGTGAGCCCGTTCGTCCACTTGAGGTTCGCCCACCAGGTAACCGCACTGGAGCCCCCGTTGGTCAGGTCCAAAATAAACGACGCCACCGTGCCCGAAGACGGCGTGTTTGACAACGTAAACGTGGTCGGCGCTGCAATCGTCTTCGTAAAATAGTTGCCCAGAGACAAATCAATGTTGCTGGCGGCAATTGCATTGCTCTTCTCCACCATGGCGCTACCCGCCGTGAAGAGCCCCGTCACCGTGAGCGCGCCATTGATCGTTTGAGACCCGATAGTCGAAGCCCCCACCTCGATGAAGTCGCTGCCGTTCCACGCAACAAGGGCCGTGGCCCCGTTGGGGATGGTCAACCCAGTCGTCGGACCCGAACCTACGAGTTTGACCGCATAGCCCCCGGTCGTGGCGTTAATGACCACGTAGAGCTTTGACAGAGCCGGAGCCGTGATGGTCCGCTGCGCGGTCCGCGCGCCAGAGAAAAGAAGAACCGCCTGGCGCGCCTGGTTACTGGCTAGGGTCGTAGCATCAAGCGTGACGTTGGCATCCGTGCTGATAGTGGTTGTACCCGCCACAGCCGAGTCAACCAGCGATGTCAGACTGTCGTTGACCACATCCCCCCAAGTTCCGGACAGTTCGCCCGTTACTGGCAGAGCAAGGCCAAGAAGAGGGGTTGATTGGGTCGTCATGTTGGTTCCTATGAAGTTTCAATATTTTGCCAGCCAGGGGTTTGACTGTCATCCACCTGCACCCAGCCCGGCGTTTGACTCACGGGCACCAGCACCCATGAGGGCGTCTGGCTATCGTCAATGGGGTTCCACAAGAAGCCCCCAATGAGGCTGTCCGCAATGGACACCGCATTGGAGACGTTTGCGCGGTAGATACTGCCAGGAGCGCTCAGCTCGTCTAAGGCCTGGGCGGAGGCAGCGGCAATCGCGCTGAAGGTTGAGGCCGCCACAGCAACCTGGTCCAAGGCCCGCGCAGTCTCAGCCGTGTTCGAGGCAAACACCATCAGCGACGAAGTGGACTCTGATGTTCTTGCAGATTCAACCACCGAGGTGACGGCCGTAAACGCAGCGGCGCTTGAATCAGTGATGGTGGCAGAGTCGGACAGAGTCACCGGGAAGGTGGCGGCTGCGCTCGATGCATCCAACGCCCGTACAGACTCCGACATGGTCGGGTTGTAGATAGAACCGGGCGCGGCAACGGCGTCCAGTGCTTGCGCAGACGCGGCCGTATTTGCTTTGAAGGTACTGGCGGCTACCGATGCAAGGTCCGAAGCCTGGGCCAGTTCTGACAGGGAGCCATTAAAGGAGGCGATTGATGCCGCCTGGTCCGAGGCCCGGGCCAGCTCTGATAGAGCGCTGCTAAAGGTAACGCTCGACGCAGACTGGTCTGAGACTCGTCCAGTTTCTGAAGAAGCTGCGTTGAAAATGCTGGCGACTACCGCAACAATGTCTGAAACGGAAACGGTCTCTCCAATGCTGGCATAAAACGCCCGAACAGCTGCAATCGCATCCAACGCGGTGGCGGACTCAGAAACACTAACCGCATACGTGGTGCTAGCAGAGACGAAGTACCAGCCTAGAGAGCCTCCGTTCGTGGAGTTGTTTCCTGCATACCATTCATCAACAAGCGGGTAAGCGCGCACGTTGGAGATGGAGAGGTAATTGACGTTGGCTGCTGTGCCAGCGCCCGTGTAAACCAGAGACCCGGGGGAGGCAGCCGAACTGCCACTGACAGTCAAAACATTGCCTGCTGCACCCGTGGCCGTCCAAGGATTGGTTAGCGTTGTGGTGGTGGTGCCGAGCAAGATGGACGTAGCACCCGTGGCACTGTACGTGTTGGTGATTGTCTTGAAGGTATTGTTGCCAGAGATGGTCAACGCACCAGCACCACCTTGGTCCAAAGTGATGCCGGAGTAGGAGATACCGCCTCCGGAAAAGGTCTTGGCGGAGGCGTTTGTCAGGCTAATTGTGCCTGTACCTGTAATAGTGAGATTGGTCGATGTTGAAGCATCCCACGCCCCCGTAGTGCCAGCAATCGACCAAGTACCAGAGCCAATCGCCATCGTTCTAGTGCCAGTTCCCGATGTGGTTACCCCAGCCAAAGCGCCGGACAAAGTAACATTGGATGTGGCTGCATCAAATGTCCCTTTCGTTAGAGTCAATACGCCAGCTAAAGATTGGCTTGCTACCAAATTGTCCTGTAGCGTGACCGATCCGCCGGGGGTGTCAATGGTAAACGCCTGCGTAAAGGGTCTACCTGCGCTGGTGATTGTCTGACTACCCCTCCCGGGAAAAGTAATATTTGTCGTCCCCGACAAAGTTATGCCGGTGCCGTTAATCCAGTTCCCATAAATCGT